ACCTGTGTTACTGTGGCTTCTGGGTTTGCTGGATGATCCTCTACCCAACTGACTGACCATAATCCTAACTCATCGATCTCATTGTGACATACATCTCCTTCACATACTTCTTTCTGTTCAGTGGCTTCTCCCCTTATACTGGATGCACCTCTGAGACCGTAAGCCTTGATCTCCTTCCATGCGTGATCATGCATTTCAAGTCCTGAATGGATCCCGACCTTTATCTTTACTTTGCCATCTTCGGTTTTCCAAGCAAGGGGTAATCCGATAGGTTGTTCCTCATGTTGAAAAGAATAGACTCCATACTTCATGTAGAAGTCCATAGCATCTTCCATTGTCTTTGTAGGAACAAGATCGTTTTGTTTGTCTACTATCGGTGCAGAGATATATGTTTCCATTACACGATCATTATACCACTCATCTCGGTAGGATTTCCATTCCTGATCATCAGCCATAAACAGTCACTTGTGATTTCAGTATAAAAAGAAATCGCTTGTTTCCGTTTCTTAGAGTTGGTTTAGTAGGAGTTTCGATCGCAAAAGAGGCTTTTGCTCGTCATTGGATTTG